CCCCATCTACACCTAGTCGGGTGTGGGCTTAACAAGGAGTAGACATGGACTTGACAGTGTCTTTGACGGCAGATCAATACGCTCGCTACAAGGCGGCGTTCAAGAAGTTGCATCAGATGGAGGATGATCCCACTGACGAGCAGCTTGTGTCCCAACTCAAGCGTGAGGCTGCGGCGATCACCTACGCAGCAGAAACCAAGCCCGGTGAAGACGAAGGATGGAAGTTCTAAGGGCAAGCCACCGGCCCATGACGGTGGTAAGTAAGGAGAACCGAGATGGGAAACAACAAAGACCCCCAGATCGTGACGATTGATGGAACCGAGTACGACGCGAACACGTTCACTGAACAGCAGAAGATGCTGCTAGAGCACTGCGTGGACTTGGAGCGAAAGATTGGTTCTTGCCGCTTCCAGTTGGATCAGTTGAACGTAGGCAAAGATGCGTTTCTGACGCTTCTGAAGCAGTCGCTGGCTCCAAAGAGCGAGACGGAGTAAATAGGTCTCCGTGAGGGTTTGCCATGACGTATGAAGGACCGGAAAGGCGGGGCTCAGCAATCACAGAGGACAAAGTGGCTCTGATGATTGAGCGTGCAGTAGGTACAGCGTTGCGGACTCATGAGCAGCATCTGCTGTTGCACATGGACAAGCAGTTTGAAGAACTTAAAAGCACGTTTGCCCAGGCTTTTCCTGGAGGCGACCCTCACGGCCACCGTATTGCTCACGAGAAGGCGATAAAGAACGCTACAGGCTGGGACAAGATCAAAGCTGACGTAGTGGGCAAGTTCCTCACTGGAGGCCTTTGGGTGGCCGCTGGATGGTTGCTGTTCTCGGTCTGGGAGTCGTTTAAGCATGAGGTGCGTAAATGACGACTTATGACGGTGAAGATCGCCGTCAATCGGCCACCGATGATCACATCAAACTCATGATCGCAGAGATCACATCGTCTTTGCTCAAAGATCAAAAGCTGCACATCACCACTTATGTGGACAAGCGCATCGCGGCGACTGAAGAGAAGTTTGCCGACCGTCACGGCATGTTGATTGAGCGGGTTAAGAAGACCGAGACCCATTGCGAAGACCACGGGCAGTCGCTGCACCGGATTGATCGCAAGGTGGAGATGTGGGTCAACCGAGGCGTCGGCGTCTGGGCTTTGGCGATTACGCTGTTTGCGCTGCTGGAGTACGGATCTAAACTGATGGGGCGATGATGGCTTGGTCAGACGTACTGAAGGCGATTATTCCCATCGTGGTGGCTGCGCTGGCGTGGCTGCTGGGTCAGGTGGCTTCGTTTTCTGAGCGTCTGACCAAGATCGAAGGGCAGATGCCTGCGCTCATCACGAAAGAGGGCGTACCCACCGACAGTCCGATCAGCGCACAGAAGCGGGTCGAGCAGAAAGAGCAGTTGATGAACCACATCAACGACCTGCAAGTCAAAGTCCGACTTCTTGAAGAGCGCGAACGTATCAAAGGAGCCAAGTAATGCCAATCCCAGCACTGTTAGCGCCCCTGCTAAGCCAGGGGCTTTCTCTTTTGGGGAACGCGGTTCTTGCTAAGGGCAAAGACTGGGTGGAAACCAAGACCGGGGTCAAGCTGGATCAACCGCTGTCGGCCGAAGACACGGCCAAGCTCCGCCAGTTTGAGATGGAGCACGAGGAAGAGTTGTTGAAGTTGCGCCTGGAGGATAAGAAGCTCGACATTGCAGAGCTTCAAGCGCACATGGACAACACCAAAGATGCTCGCGGAATGCAGAAGGCGGCTATCCAAAGCGAAGACCCTTTTGTGCGGCGATTCATCTATTACTACGCTATCTTTTGGAGTGCCTGTTCTGCCGCTTATATTGGGTTCATCACGTTCGGAGCCATCCCAGAGCAGAACGTGAGGTTCGCTGACACGATACTAGGGTTTATCCTGGGTACGTTGGTGGCTACGATTGTTCAGTTCTTCTATGGCTCTTCCAAGGGAAGCCAAGACAAGACAGCGGCGCTGACCAAAGAGCTGGAGGACGGCAAATGAGCTTAGCCAAAGAACAAGCGGAGTTCTTGTTGGATGTGTGCAAGCTCATCCAGTACGCCAATAACCAGGGGTGGATGGTTACTGGAGGCGAGTTGTATCGAACTCCTGAGCAGCAGGAGATTTATTTGAAGACGGGCCGATCAAAGACGATGGCGAGTCTTCATTTGAAGCGCTGCGCGATTGATTTGAACTTCTTCAAAGACGGCAAGTTAGTCTGGGACAAGAGCCAGATTTCTCCTTTGGGTAAGTACTGGGAGAACCTGAACTCCAAGAATCGATGGGGTGGCAACTTCAAGTCTTTGGTGGATGTGCCTCACTTTGAGCGCAATGTTTGAGGTTGTCTGAAAGTATCTAGGAGCCTAGAATGAAGAAAGAGATTTGGGACAAGCCGCGGCCTAAGTCGCTAGGTGAGCCGAAGACCTTGAGTCCGAACCAGAAGAAGGCTGCCAAGGCGTTTGCTAAGCGGACGGGGACCAAGTACCCATCGTTGGTAGCCAATATGCAGGGTGCCAAGGCTAAGAAGGGGAACTGGTAATGCCTGTTGCTGCCGTAATGACCTACGACAGCTTGGTTGCTGACATCGAGTCATATCTCGAGCGTACCGACCAAGCGACGATCCAGAAGATCCCGACCTTCATCATGTTGGCCGAGCAAGTCATGGCGGCCGAACTGAAGTTCTTGGGCAATCTGACTGTTGCTACCAGCACGATGGTGCCTGGGCAAGCCACGGTAGACAAGCCGGCCCGGTGGCGCAAGACGGTGTCTATCAACGTCACGGTTGACGGCAAACGCCAGCCTGTGTTCCTGCGCAAGTATGAGTACCTTCGAGAGTACTGGCCGGATCCGGCTTTGACTGAAGTCCCGAAGTTCTACTGCGACTACGACTACACGCACTGGCTGATTGCTCCTACACCTGATCTGGCGTACAACTACGAAGTGCTGTACTACGAACGTGTGCAGCCTTTGGATTCGTCCAATCAGACGAACTGGTTCACGATCTATGCTCCCCAGGCGCTTCTGTATGGCTCTCTCTTGCAGGCCATGCCGTTCCTGAAAAACGATGAGCGCATCCCGATGTGGCAGCAGCAGTACATGCAGATCATGGAAGTGCTGAAGGTCGAGGATGTGCTTCGTATTGGGGATCGGCAATCTGTGGCGAAGGACAGTTAAATGAGATTCAATTCCCCCTTCACCGGCAACGTCATCCAGCCGACTGACGTTTCGTACCGCTCTATTACGCTGTCGGCGAACACGACGCTTGAATGGCCGATTAACGGTAACGCAACAGACGACTACGCTGCGCGGATCATGAACGTCACTGCCACTGTTGGCAGTTTGACGCTTCGTATGCCGCCTGCTAATCAAGCGTCTGTAGGCCAAGATGCGCTGATCAGAAACGTCGGATCGGACACCTTCACGGTAGCGGATTACGACGGCAACACGATCATCACGATCGCTGCAGGCCAGTCTCGGTACATCTACATCACCACAAACGCGAACACTGCGGGAACGTGGTCAAACATCTCGTTTGGCACTGGTACTTCAAGCGCGGATGCGGCTACTCTTGCTGGCTTTGGATTAACCGCACTTGGCTCGACTCTCAATAGCGCTCATGTAGTTACGACTTTTTCGAGTAACTACACGACTGTTGCGGCAGATCGGGCGAAAACACTTGTATGGACTGCAGGCGCTGGAACGCTAACGCTTACTTCTGCGGGAACTCTGGCAAACAACTGGTTTGTTCTAGTAAGAAATAACGGAACGGGCACGTTGAACGTCGCTCCTAGTGGTGGGCAGTTGATTAACGGGACATCGTCACTTGACCTTCAGCCTGCAGATTCGGCAATCATTTGCTGTTCTGGGAGTGCGTTCTTTACTGTTGGAGTTGGCAAGTCTACAAACTTTAACTTCACACAGAACACAAAGGCGGTTGTCACTGGAACTTATACATTGACGGCTGCTGAAGCCGCCAATCCCATTCAAAAGTTCACCGGGACGTTGACTGGCAACGTAACGATTGAAGTGCCGCAGACGATTGCGGTTTATTACGTTACGAACCAAACGGACGGAACGATTGCCGGTTACACCGTGACGCTAGAGACAGGCGTTAGCGGAGGTGCATCTGCGATTGTCCAGCCTAACGAACAGGCGATTCTGATTTGTGACTCGGTCAATCTGTTCAACGCATCCACGGTGGTGTCAGGCGGTACAGCCTTTACGCTGGTGGACGGATCAGTAGGTAGCCCATCGTTGTCGTTTGCCTCTGAGACATCTACTGGTGTGTATAGACCCGCTGCCGGTCAGTTTGGGATCTCCATCTTGGGCAATCAAGTGGCGTTGGTAGAAGCCACGGGTCTTGAGGTCACAGGTTCAGGGAACTTCACATCAGGCATATCGGCCGGGGTGTTCTGATGACTCAAAAGGTCTTCGCTCTTGATACGCAATCAGGCATCCAGCGGGATGGAACGCTATTCGATAAGCAGTTCTACACGGATGGCAAGTGGGTGAGGTTCCAGCGTGGGCGTCCTAGAAAGATAGGCGGCTACCGAGTTATTTCCGATCAGATCAATGGCCCATCTCGAGGCATTTGGGTTAACGCTCAAAACGCCTTCAACTACATTTTCAGTGGCTATAGCGACGGCCTGCAAGAGCTTGTCGTTGACGACAACGGAATCGGTGCGGGTGTTACCGAGCTGACGCTGTCGAACTTCACTGTTAGCCCTTTGAATCTGTGGCAGTTTGACGGGTTCTACGATGTGGGTGGAGGGGTAGCTTCAATAGTTGCTCATCCTGGTCAAAACCTTGCAGCGGTTGACAGCACGGCGAACACACCCGTACTCATCGGCAACATCAACGGAACCGCGCTGTCTCAAATTGGTGTTTTTACAGACACGGTGACGCTGAATGCGACTACGACTGCAGTTCTTGCTGCGTCAAACGTCAAGATTGGAGCGGGTCAAACTATCACGGGCACGAACATCCCATCAGGGACGACAGTTGTCTCCGTGTCTGGTGTGAACATCACGATGTCCCAGGCGGCAACGGGTTCTGGATCCGTGACGGCCACGTTCAACAACAACGTATCGGTGTCTGGCGGCGTGGTGGTTCTGCATCCGTACATCTTTGTGTACGGGAACAATGGATTGTTGAAGAACTGCTCGGCGGGGGATCCTGAAGACTGGGTGTCTGCCGATGCGAACGAGGTCAACGTAGCCACGGGAAAGATCGTTCAGGGTCTTCCGGTGCGAGGTGGCTCTAACAGCCCTTCTGGTCTCTTTTGGAGCCTGGATAGCGTGGTTCGGGTGTCCTACGCCCCGCAGTCACTTGGTGTGGCGGGAACCGCCAATTTTGCAGCTCCTACGTATTGGCGGTACGACATCATCTCCAGTCAAAGCTCGATCATGTCTTCGCAAAGCGTGATTGAGTATGACGGTGTGTACTACTGGTGCGGTGTAGATAGGTTCATGCTGTACAACGGGGTGGTCAA